CAGCGGAAGAAAAATTAGTATTAGTAAATTTTTCCTCTGCTTTGGCATCATTTAGGAGTTGGTTCCACGCATCGATAACATATTCTTCAAACAGAGTAGCATTCCCCGGCTTCGGGTTTCGGGGGTTTGCTGCCTCAGTTAAGATATTCTGAACCCTATCTACATGATTGACATAGGAATCATCTCGTGGCTTTACCTGTCGTATATATTGCTGTAAGGACATTCGCTAACTCCATGTAGTTTATGTTCTATTTATATTAACTGCCACCCTTAAAAATCACTCCTTCACCCTTCTCAACCTGTTCATCAATGATATCTACAAGGATATCACCAATAAGGTTCTGCCATGTAGTACCTTCAAACATATGACTTGGTAGCTCATTTTTGTCAATAAGGTTATAGTTAAAGCTCAACCGTGCATCATCACCATCTAGGTCTGGTAACTTTACTCCACCATAAGAGTATACCACACCATCATATGGTGAGTCAATATCACTTATAGCAACACTTGCCCACTTATCGCCTTCTTTAGTTACAAATTTATAGTTATCACTCATACCACTTCTCCATAATTTAAGTATGTCATCAAAAAGTATTTAGCATACCCCGGCAACCTTGGTGGGTTGCCTCTATGAAGATAAGTCCAAGTAGGTGGAAACATAAGAAGTCTACCCTTCACTGGTTTTATCTGGTCACCCAGAACTGGAAATACTGTCTCCCCACCATTGAAGTTATCATTCAGGTATACCATAAGAATAAGAATACGCTTGGCACCTTCATGTGTTAGAACATCAACATGGTCACCAAACTGTTCATCATCCTCTGCACCAGTGCCACAGATAAATCTCTTCATTCGGAACTCTTCCCACCCAATCCTTTTAGGAAATTGTGTTGGGTGAAGGTCCACATCTTTTTTATATCGCTCAACTATATTTTGAAACTTAGGCATGACCAAGGCGTTAAGATGGTCAAAGCGGTCAAACCCCATTGGGTTCATACGTTGACAGTTACAGTTACCACAAATCTGATGACCATCAGGACGAACAGGACCAGTGCAAATACTAGTCTTTTTGACCTCTTCTGAATCCTTTTCCATAGTCTCTTCAAACATTGATACATAAGCATCACATATCTCAGGGTCTAAGAAATCATCATATGCTTTAGTGTAATGATTCATTAAGTGTTCTGCCATTGCAATTCCTCAGTTGTCAATCCATTAATCAATGGATCAGTCGCAGCATTAGTTCTCTCAAATGCAGTCCCATCATACTGATTAATTTTTGTTTTGTCAATATAATTACAATGTGTCATCAAGAAATATTTGGCACCCAGCTTAGAAGGACCAAGTGGTGGTGCGCCGTGATGTAGATATGTCCATGTTGGGGGGAAGATAAACACCATACCCTTCTTTGGTTTTACTTTAGAACCAAAGGTTGGAAACACTGTCTCTCCCCCATAGAAGTCATCATTAAGATAAACCATCATACACAAAAATCTCTTAGCATGAGCAAAGGAATATACGTCAACATGGTCTTCTAAACCGTGATAATTATTGGGCATGTAACCATTATCTTTATCACTACCCTCAATGAGAAATCTTTTAATTCTCAACTCTTCCCAACCAAATTGTTTAGGAAACTGAGACTTATGAATACCAACATCTTGCTTGTATTGTGTAACTGCTTCTACAAACCTATCAATAGTAATATTATTCAGTTCATCAAATCGGCTATACTCCTGTGGATTTACCCGCATACAGTTACAACCACCACATATCTTGGTTCCATCAGAGCGATAGCAAACACTAAGGCGTCTTTGCTTCTCAGCATCAACCCTTAGTGTTTCTTCATATAGTTCTATATACTCATCACAATGGTCCTGTGTAAGCAAACCATCGTAAATACGACAATAGTAATCTATATCAAGCTGCCCCATATTTGTATTCCTTCTGTGCTGCCTCATCCAACTTCGCCATAATATCATCAGTGAAGTATGTCTCAGGGTCATTCAAAATTGTCTTACCAAAATGCTTAGAACCATCAGGTAATTCAAACCGTGTAGATACCTTCTTGAAGATATCATATTTCTCTGCCAGTTCAAGCAATCCGTAGTATCTATCTAGTCCCTTCTCATATGTCAAACGAACATCAACCATCTTATTTTCTACAGTCAAACGTGACTTGTGGTTTTTGCAGTGAACGATATTACCAACAATGTCCGTACCATCTTTCTCTTTCCTCTTACTAAGGTAGATGATGCTAGACGCAGCATACTTCAACCCAGAACCACCACCCATCTCTTTCTGTGGGAACATAGAACCCACAACGTCATAGGTGTGATTAGTAACAACCATCGGCACTTTAGCACGTCCCAGTTTCAAAGTCAACACACGAAATGCTGCCTTCAATACCTGTGCGCGGGTCATGTCGCGTGTCTCTTTACCATCAGCAGTATCTTCTACTTCTTTAGTAGTGGATAGCATACCCAGAGAATCCAAACAAAGCAACAGGGGTTTACGTTCTGACTCTGGTTGTGCTAGATAATAATCCAACGACTTGATTGCCTGTGTGCGAAATTCCTGCACTGTAGTTACCTGTGCCAATACCATACGCTTGGGATCAATACCACGGTCCATTACCATACCCTTGGTAATCGCGCTCTCCGACTCAAAATACAACACTCCTGCATCTGGGTTAGAATCAAGAAAATTCTTAACCATACCCATCAGAAAGAAGGTCTTACCTGTTGCGCTCTCACCCGCGAGGGCAGTAATCTTATTCGATGGAAGACCACCATGAATAGACCCACTCAATAGAGCGTTAAAAATATATGAACCAGTATCAATGAATGAAATCTCATCATTCACATCATCTACTACCTCTGCATACTCGTTGCCAATCGTTTTAGCAATATCTTTTAAAAAATCATTCATTCACATTTCCTTTCATATTATGCAAAAAAGTCTTCTAGAGAACCTTGAACGCCATAAGAAGAATCCAATAACCAGTTCATTTTATCAGTAATAAACTTTAGCGGCTCAACAAATGACTTTTCGAACTGTTTTTCGTAGTCAATAAATTTATGTAAATCCAACTCTTTAGGCATAGACGTGATAAACGAAAACGAACTAGACTGATAGATGTTAGGTTCCTTCATATGTATAAACCGAATCTTATCGCCTTCTTGAATATATGGATATTTGTTACCCAACTTATTTTTATCAACCAAATAGTTGTATAGGATTGAACCTTTTACATGGATTGGTGTACCACTAAGAAATAGGCGGTCAGTTCCACGATACTTCGTAACACCATTACAGGAGCGAGGATAAGCAATATCCTCTGGGGGTAAAGATATAAAAGTCTCACGAAAATCTTGAATGAAGTCATTCAGTTCTTTCTCATTACCGCCCATGATAATCTTGAGTGCTTCCTTCAACTTCTCACGGCACGGTGCAGGAGTACTACTTTTAACCGCTTCGATACCCATTATCTTGAGTTTGGGTTCCTTAAACCGCACACCTTCCATATCATACAGGTTAAGAATGTAACGCTTCTTGGCAGTCCACACTCCCTTGTCAGCAATTGCTTCTCTACCCATCTCCATCTTCTGTTCATATGCGTTGGTTACTTCGGCAAGAGCTTGATAAGATTTATTAATAAAAGGTTCCAACTTCTCTTTTGCAACCTTATCCAAGAAGTTGACGATAGTGTTAGTGTCTGTTCCCTCTTTGAACACGCTATTAACCAACTTGTCAAAAGTGATATATACGCTGTCTGTATCCGAAGCAATAACGTAATCCATGTCCTTTGTTTCCAAGATTTTGTTAAGATAAATGTTAAGACTTTTCTCAATCCAACGAATAGACAATTGACCAGATGTAGTAATTGCAGTGGCAACCAACAAATCAAAATAACGAAACCAATTATTCCCAATAGCACCATATGCGCTGTTAAGAGAAATCTTCTTTGCCATTTGGATGTTGTTGTACCGGGCAATGTCTTTGAGTAGAGATTTCTCCCCAGTGTTTTCATACTCTTGTTGAGCATCGAGCATACGTCTTTTATATTTAACACGGTCATTATACATGCCTTCCATTAATTCTGGTAGAAACCCACGTTTGTCCTTACGAAAGAAAGCACCATTCGGTGTCATACAATAATCAGTGTCATTTCTAACCTTGCCTTCCAGAATCTTATCAACTAATCCTTCCTCTTTAGTACAATTGGGAACTAGGGTTTCTGGTGAAATGTTGTATTGCATGATAAGGTGAGGATATAGAGAGTTCAAATCAAAAGACATGACCCAGTTATGCATACCCACCTGTGGGTCTTTCACATACGCACCCTCAAACTTCTCTACCTTCTCTGCTTCTTTCTTGTGCGGGATTACAATTTTCCTCTCCCGCAAATAGTTGTAAATTAGGATGTCCCAGTACCGTACAGTACCAAGCACATCAACATAGTTGACCTTGGCATCGTATGCCATTGTCAATGCAAGTTCAATCAACTTCATCTTATCTTCAAGGCGGTCAACAATCTCCACGTCTTGAATGTTATATTCAATGAATGACTGATAATCCTTAGTGTACCAATCACGAAATGTTTCGAAAGGATTACCATCCTTACGTTCACCCAATTCTACAAAGGCAATATGATCAAGCCGATAAGATTCCTGATTGGTGTATGTGAACTTTCGATACAGGTCAAAGTAATCTAGTGCAGAAATACCATCAAGGGTGTATGTTTGATGAGTGCGTCCCATCTTATATACCTCACGGGCAAACACGTTCTTCCAAGGGGACAGACGTTTCGTCTCTTCCTCATCGAAGACGTTACGAATACGATTGACCAAATAAGGAATATCGAAGAACTCTGTATTCCAGCCAGTTACAATATCAGGTGTGTGACGTTCCCAGAATGCTAGAAACTCCTTCAACAAATGTACCTCACTCTCGCATTGCACATAGGTTATATCATCACGGTCAGTGGCAAAATCGCCAATACCCCAGACATGGATATGTTTGGTTTGATGGCTCTTAATAGTAATAGACAGCATAGGTTCTGCTGCATCTTCTGGTTTTGGAAATCCGTTCTCACACTCCACCTCAATATCGATGGTGTACATGAGCATCTGATCCAAATCCCAATCAATCTGATTAGGATACTCATCAGCAATCCAACAATAGGGATACTGTGTATTACCAAATACAATAGATTGAGACTTGCGGTCATCAATCCACTGCTTTGCTTCTTTGATAGAGTCGAGTTTATGGGGAAGTACATGCTTCCCGTCTAGAGTTTTATATCCCGTTGGTTGGGATGCCAAATCAAATAGAGTAGGTTCATAACGAACCCGTCTACTCACACGTTCACCATTCTTGACCTCACGGATAAGAAGGTTATTTCCATATTGCAGGACATTTGTATAAAAGTTCATAACCAAACTATAGCATTCACGAAGGTTTCTGTCAAGTCTCTTTTTTCTTACCAATGTTGTATTTTGTCTCTAGAGTCCATTCATCTTTCTCTCTATAAGATAAAACTTTAATTTGACTAAGGGGTGCAAGTTCACCGATTGTTCCAATAATATTAACCAATTGCCAATCCTTCAAAAGATTAGTAATTGTATTTCTTCGGAAAATATCATTTTCGGTTAAATTTGTATTCTTACCATCAAGTGCAAACAATTCCTTGAAGTGAACAATAAAATAACGACCTTGCTTATGTAAAATATGACATGACTGATAGAGTTTGCGTTCCTTACGAGATGCTACACCAATTCGTGATAGTGTCTCACGAACTTTAAGAAAATCATCAGGTTCATTCAACCCAACTTCTAGCATATCTTCCTGTTTCCATTTAATATCTTCCATTTTTTCCACCTTTATATAACTTTCGTTTTATGGCGGAAATTTGTTCATCAGTTAATATGTCTAGAGCGGTCTTTGCTTTTTCATTATTATAACCATAATACTCTTTAACATACTCTAGATTTTCTAATTTCATCGCCTTCAACCACGGAGTAAACCGTTTTCTTGGTCTTAGACTATTTAGCAAAAAATCAAACTGAAGTTTCTTATCTACATGTGGTAGTTGGTTAATTTCATTTACCAACATAACGGTATCAGGAAACGGGGCAACACACTTGTTTACAATGAATGGGGGGTATTTTCTCTCCCATTCCTCATCCTCACTGTCCAGCAGATGCTCTTTGGTATGGTTTACTGCATTGAGGTAGTCTTTTAGTTCATACATTAATCAGCAAACCCCTCACCCCTACGGAGATGAGACATTCGGTGACATAATACTGCCCACCACAATGCTATCCAGTTGTCTGCTGTATACGTTCCATTTTTAACTTTCAATTCATACATCTTTATAATAATCTTTCCAATCGTGCATATCTGACTCTT